CTCGTATCGCAATTGATGTCGATGAAGTTTTAGTCAATTTTCTATATCCAATGGCTCGCTCTAGAAGACTTGGAAAACCAAAGAAACTCAAATACAACTACGTGTACCGCGAAATTTTCGATATAACTGAAGAGGAATCTCAGGAGTTTGTCAAAGAGTTTTACAACTCCCAAGCCTTTCGTAATCTCAAACCAATATCAGGATCACAAAACGCCATGAAATGGCTTCGTCAAAGAAGTCAAAAAATGTATGTTGTCACTGGGCGTCAAGATGTGGCTAGAGAATACACAGAAAATTGGATAGAAACCTATTTTCCAGGAATCTTTAACGATGTGATACTTACAAATAGTTATACACCCCATGAAGTGAAAAAGGTTGATATATGCAGAGCTCTAAACCTGGGTATGATTATCGATGACAACAAAGCAATTTGCGACGAGTGTTTAGATAACGGTATTCGGGCGATAAATTTTGTTGGCGAAGATGTATATCCATGGTGTGAAGAAAGTGACATCATGTTGAAAGGGTGGAAAACATTTTATTCGGATATATAAATGTATTCTTTACTATGCAAACCCGTAGTTTATCCCTACAATTTGTTGGTTACAACAAAGTTGTGTCGGGTAGTTGTTTTAACACCTGCACCCAACGAGTCAAAAAATAAATACACAGTTGAGATTCTCGAAGCACCACCCGTAAACGTGACCCCCCCACCTACTGAACACGAGTAACTGATCCAAACTTATCTTTCATCATAATAACTTCATCACATTTTCCACCCCTAATAGTCATCACGGGTTCACCACACTTATGTCCATTTGTTTTAAATCTTTCACACGCAAACTCAGTTTTCATCGTGATATTCATATTCTCACTGTATCCGATGAAAACCTTGTCTACACAATCCTTCGTATCAATTGATTCAACCGTCACTTTGACACAATAACTTCCAAACTCCCTGTCCTTTTTAATTTTAGTTGGGGGTGGTGGGTGCTCAGTGAATGCACTCGTTTTTACCCTCATTCTATTTCTAATATACGTAAATGGTTTGAGAAGAAGCATCTTAATTACACTTTGTTTGGATTTTTTAAGTTCATTACACTCTTTCTCTTCTTTAGGCTATCCTTTTTCCAACCGGTATTTTTTATATGTTCCGTGGAGGTAGCCTTCAGATTCTTAAATTTGAAAACACCATTCGTCGACAACTCTTGCCACTCGTGAAGAGAAATCTTAGAGTGCCTCAATTCATCGGGAGTCTTCTCACGCTTATCCAATATTCTATCATTCAGGTGATCATCTGCCGCCCTCATGAGGTAATACGCCATCCCAGTTATCTCATCTTCCGTAAAGTGTGTATCGGTACCCTCATCCAAATAATTCTTAGAGAAGGATTCCTTTATGAGGGCCCTCAGCTCATCGAAGTCTAAGTCCCCCTTACCATCCTCGTCGGCATCCTTGAAACTCTTCGTCGCTACACACGCCTGAGCGGCGTAGCGAGCAGCTTCCCTCCCAACTTCGTATTCTTCCTGTATCACACCCCGGTAAATTTGGGATTTATTGCCCAGAGCAAATTTAGCAATGAAGCTCACCAATGTGGTAGCAATCCCCAACATAACAACACCCGAAGTCAATTGAATGAGAATAAACACATAATCAACTTCCCCAACTAAACCAGTCTGTTGTATATCAAAAAGTATACCATACCTGTAAAAATCGTAGTAGATGCCATTTGGTTGACCATTGTATAATATCACTGGGTTATTCGTTTCAAAGCTATCTGTTGTGTAAAAATCTTGACTGTATAATATTTCATCACCCTTAGAGAACCACCCAATCTTAGGAGACACCGTTATGACAGCGTACACATCATCATTACCAATTTTCACTTTGAATTCTTTATCCAAATGAAAGTTGTGGTACTTGACTTTAATGTTCAAGCGTACCCCACTTGTCCGAACGTAGGGGTAGTTTTGTGAATCTTCACCGGCACCCTCAAAACCTGTGATGTCCCAATCACCTTTTTGTTCATTGAATGGTTTGTCGAGTTTAATTTCAGCAATGTCTAACCATTCAGAAACTTTTAAACGAATAGTTTCACCCTTTTCAAAAATGTATAGATTTTCTTCAGAACCCTCTCTCCTAATATATGTAATAGGTTTTGCACCAGACTCGACCGAAGAATCGAAATAGTGATTAAACGCGAAATAACTATCCTCTATACCCGAGGCCAAAAAGTTTTTGGATATAGAATGCTCACACCTCCCCATAACCTCGGTACCTGTATCAAAAAGCCATGGATATCTTGTACAACTGCCTGCATTTTTCATATATCGCTGTATGATTGTTTGATGAATATGTGTGGTAAAAAACATAACATTTCCTGAAGGGAGCTTTGAAATCAATTCCGCACCTGAATAATACGCACACACCGGAGTTTCGTAGATCCAGTCATCTGAATATTTGAACTTATAGTTGGTGAGACTATCACAAAATGACGCACCACCGTTGTATATAGCCTTTTGTGTAGAAGTGTAGTCAGTCGAAGCTAGGCCCCAAGCACTCGAGACCCCCGTTGGGACCTCGGTCACGATATAGGTCTTACCTAAAAACAGTGAAAATATAACCCACCCCACAATAACCACACTGAAGAATATATTTAACGCGGCAAGTCGCCAATCACGGATGACCACGACTTTATTGGCGGTGAAGGAAAGGTTCACGATGTTTGAACGCATCCAGCGCCACGCTGGATTCATCTTCTTTGGAACATATGTCATATACTAAACTGAGAGATTTTACATAGTGGACAACTATCTAAAAACTCTTCCAACCGGGGTCGAACCGATGACCTTGCGATTAACAGTCGCACGCTCTACCAACTGAGCTATGGAAGACTGTTCCTTTCTACCTGAATCGAACAGGTGACCCATGGAACTACAGTCCACTGCTCTGCCAACTGAGCTAAGAAAGGGTGTGCTATTAATATACGGCACTATGAATACAACGCGACAGAGAGGGCTCCCCGAGGTGAGACCGGTTAAGGTTCCTCACCCCGTCGGCTCTATCAACGTTTATCCATTGGTTAGGGTTTCAGGTTAGGTTGGTGCAATACCGATGCCCCCATTCCAAATGGGTTTGCCCTTTACGTGGGACACCGGTCCTTCCCTCCACCCAAACAGCTCCCAAGAAGATTCGAACTTCTGTTGGTGGTTTCAAAGACCACAGTGCTAACCAACTACACCATAGGAGCGGTGGGCACTCGACCGACTACACGTCAGGAGTAGATATATCATAATCATGGGTCTCTTCTTTAAGCCCATTTACAAACTTCATACCAGCAAGTGAAACTGAAAATAGACCAGCAGATGTATTCGCGACGATCATGGGAACTACATCAAAGTGTATAGAGTACACCAAACCCAAACTACTTGCTAGAACATTTATTCCAAGGAAAGTATAATTGATAGCGTGGGTGTCCTTGGTCTTGTGAACATGCACTACCTGGGGGATAAACATTATCGAAATAAGTATAGCGCTCACCAGACCAATCCAATTTACGAAGGTGTCTGTATCCATACTCTTATTTATTTTCTAATTTTTAAGTAGGTATGGCAACAATCGTTATTTTGGTGTTAATCACTTTCTTCGTTATTGTAATCAGCCAAAAAAATTCGGTGATTTCAAATTATGAGTACAAATGTCATTTACTTACGTTGAAAAACTCCACAAAGCGACGTAAAACCTTTTTAAACCACCACAATTCTTCAATTCCCCTCGAAATTACATATGGTGTAGACACTAAACAATTAAAAAATGCACGAGAATTTGAACACCTCGTGGAACCAGAATATTTTGAAAAGGCTGTAGAAATACACTATGATAAAACAGTTAAGCGACCTGATATAACATATTTTAACCTGGGTGCCATTGGTGCATACATGGGACATATCAATCTCATGAAAAACACTACAAGTAAATATGTACTCATACTTGAAGATAATGTAATCATAAAATCAAACCAGTTTTACAACGAAGTACAAGATGTAATAGATAAATTGGGTGACAATTTTGAGATGTGTTTTTTTCACTGTTTATCTAGAATACCAACTAAAGTATACAGAGGTTTAGAAAGGGTTGAGTGGATTTCATCAATGAAATGTTACCTGGTGCACACTGAAAATATGAAAAAGTATATGAAATATTATTTCCCAATTGATAACCATGTTGACAATAAAACGGAAGATATCATTTCCAAAGGAGCTCGTGTATACTATAAAGATCTACGAAAGTATATCAAAATAGATAGAAGTGGTCCAAGCACAATTGGTCACAGTGACCATGGTAGACGTGAATTCTTTTCCCGCCAAAATCCAACCTACGTTCCCGATGATGTCTTATGGGGATACTAAGACCACGGGATTTGGTGGGGACTGTATCTACACGAATATTTCAAAAAGTCTACAAACTCTAAGAGGTCACCCTCACTTTGTATTACATCCAACATTCTACCAACATATGCATTATATGCTGGGTGACTACCATTATGTACGAGGCGATCCTCCCTCACATGGAGTATATGTTTACCTAATCGTGTAGGTAAGAGCACTACATTATCACCCGCATTCATGTCATATCTAAAACCCTTTATAGTTGGGTGTTCACGAAACTCTCTGGGTATGACATGATGGTCCTCCACAAGTCCCTTATTGTAGAGACCCCACCGCGTCTTGAACACTTTCCTCGCGACTGATCCGTAACGCATACAATCACTTAGAACTTTCTTGCGTAGAATTCCATTTCATCTACAAATTGTATTGGAGGAGCAGAAGAAACTTCCGGTTCCCCCCCTTCCTTCGTGTCTTCCTCGCTGTCTATTTTCCCGTTAGTAGACTTTTCCTCCTCTGCTAGGAGGCGCGCGAGTTCGGCGAGAGTGATGTCGTCGGAATAGTTAAGTGTCATTGTTTTTGTTTATTTTAAAAAATATAAATATTAACTTAGGTTCTCAAATCATTTTTACATATGGGACACATATGTAAAAATGATCCAAACGGGGCTCGAACCCGTGACCTTGGCGTGCCTTATGTGGGTGTGACTCCACTCAAACATACGGTGTATAAGCACCACGCTCTAACCAACTGAGCTATTGGATCAAAACTCATACATCGTGACAGTGAACCTCCCCTTCTTTCGAATTGTCGGTTCAATGAAGAGTTGGATTATCTTATCTTTACCTCGTGTGGTACCTTTAACTTCCTTAGATTGTTTGTCTATTGTAGCCTCCGATTTAAACATAAACTCTTGTGTGGTGTACTGTTCCACCCCATCCTCCGTTACCACGACAACGTTATTGGGTGGAGATGTTTGAGCACCCACAAACTTGGGATCCTTGAACATCTCACGGAACATACCTATACTATATCAATATATTCCTCAAATTTCATAATGCTACCTCCACCGATGATAAAGTTAGAATATATTTGAGCATTTTCAAATGCTTCTCGAGCTACGCGCTCTGATAAAATCTTATCGTAGAGACATGGCTGAACATCGTATGCCTCAAAGGCTGGACTCATGACACTTACACAAGTATCAGTGTTTTGCTGTAAATACTCAACGATGTCCCAGTATCTATCTGTTCCCGTGACAAGAACCAAGGCAAATCCGTGTGTTTCATAATTATTTTTTATTTGATGTATGGAAATTTCATTTACAGTCAACCCGTTAACAATATCGGTAACCTGGTTGTAAATTTTACGCGTCATCATTTTTTCACTTGGCATTTCAACAAAAATAATAGAATGTTCGGATGCAGCTTTACGGTATGCATCTTCCATGTTATTTTCAAACTCTAACGCAGCTGTTCGGGAACCAATAGCTTCTAATCCCGGAAAATCGTCAAACATCGTCTTCGCTATTCCGATGATGTTTGTTTTGACTCTATCGTCGAGAGCGAGTAAAGCAGCGTTTTCCATAGACTTATTTCCACACAGACAGTAAAGACGATCTATATCCTTTAAACTATGTATAGCCATGTCAAGTTTCATTGTTTCACGTGAAAGTGTTGGCATCTCAGAACGGTCATTCACATTTAAACCCGCAAACCCACGTCTAAATCCGAATACATGATTTCCTTGAGATTTTTCATAAAGAGTGAGATCATGTACGAGGTTGTGAACACCTGGACACAGTCCTCCGGCGATCAAGATCCCAGTGTTCATTTATATAATGTATAGAAAAATCTCTAAGTTACTTAATTTTTCGTTTAAACATTAACAACTTTAAAATTTCACCAAAAATGAATGCCTGTTGGGTCATTACTAGCAACTTCGCGCGATCCGTCTTGGGACTTGAGTCACCATAGCCTACACTACTCATAGTAGTGAAAGAAAAGTAATATGGGTCGAGGGGTGAGCTGAATCCAAACTCCTCTGGATCCATCCTGCTATAAAGAAAACCATATAACAATGCGATAATTATAATAAGTCTAAATTTATCTATGGGTGTCATTATACTATTATTGAATATTTATTTCGGTCATATCTCTTGAGATATCTACACTCTTCCTTTTCTGACCCGCAAACCATCTCGATATAAGTTTATTTTTATTTTTTTTGGGTGTATCACATGCAGTTATAATACTCAAACCATTACATACATCGGGTTTATGGTCCTTATTAGGAAATTCATCATTAAACGCGTGTATAGAAATTGCAGGAATATCGGGGGCATCATCGAGAAGTCTGTCAAATTCTTCCCTCGCCTTTGAAACAAATTCCACTACATCCACCCGATACTGAGTTTCAAGTGATAGTTCCATATCTATGTTTCGGTAAAACTTTGAATACTGAATACACATCAAAGAATGAGATTCTGATAAACTTTGACATTGACTAAACTTGGAAATACTCGTGAGAATCCCCCCGACTACATTTAAAAAGGCAAAAATATATTGAATAATCGTTACATTCATACGCGCACCTGAGCTCATATCAGAACCACCACTAGTTGGGGATAGGACAGCAAAACCACCAACACCCGTTAAACTTGCTATGATAATACTTGGATATGAAAGTCTATCATTCTGCTTCTTGTAATACAACCTAGCATGATTGTGAAGCCAGCGGTATCCAGCCGCTTTTTCTGCCCATTTGATTAATAACTGTTCTTGTTTGTCACACCAACAATGGGGCACATCCTCTTCACCCATATCTATTAAGTGCTGAGAATATTTGCACACTCCCTCGCATAGGCATCAACCGCCTCGTTCTGAGGATTTCCATTGTGGGCCTTGACCCACTTCCAATCGATTATATCCATTTTATGGGTCAAAACGTCGAGTTGAATCCAAAGTTCCTTGTTTTTTACGGGCGTCCCTGACGCAGTCTTCCACCCATTCCGTTTCCAGTTTTTTATCCACGTAGTGATTCCCTGTTTCACATAGTTACTGTCCGTAAAAATACGCACCGAAAGGATTCCCAATTCCAGACACTTTTCAAGAGCCTTTACGACAGCGGTCATTTCCATTACATTGTTGGTGGTGTCCCTCATATTACCTCCAAGTTTCATACCCTCCCCAATAGCAGCCCAACCACCGCGACCAGGGTTACCCAAACAACTTCCATCTGTGTAAATTTCGTACATACTTACTTATTGTCGTTCTTTTTTAACTCGTGATATTCAACAGCCTTCTTTGGGGTCTTACAAATGATGTCACCACAATGGTCTCTATTTTGGTAAACGGAATTTATAGAGGTAGTCAGGTCCTCACATGTTTTAACTTTCCAACGCCCCAACATGGGTTTTTCCACTTTCACAAAAAGATCGATGATTCTTTTGATCATTTATTTATTACTTTATAGTAATGGACCCCGACTTAGGCTATCTAATAAAGGTTGTCGAGGAATATAAATATAGATTGACCGATGGTGAGTATTTAGAAATATGTAACGCTCTTAAAAATGCTCACCACAAAATTAAAGGACGAAATCGAGAAAACTTTGTGAGGAGAATCAGGAAAAGATTGGTTTTCGGTTTGGGTCTAGCTATTTTATTACTTCGTAAAAAATAAACTACGTTATATTAATGAAACACACCGCCGCGATTTTAATTTCTTTACTCGTAGGGACAGCATATTATCGTATGATGGAAAAATCAATTCCTACCGACAAAAATTGTAGTTTTATCGCCAGTCCTATGACAGATTTTTTAGCATTTGTATGGGGAGCGATTGTGATAGGCTATGGATACACCTACGATAATGAAATACTCACAGGGTTGGGTGCATCAGTAATTGTCGAACACATTTGGCAACTCACACGGAAAGTTAATTAAATACAAATTTTAAGATACTTGAATATCTTAAAATTTGAAATTTGAAATTGGTGGATTTATACGAGCAAATTAGTTGGAGAACGCGAGGCCACCCATACCGGACTGGATGCGAAGGACGTTGTAGTTGACCGCGAACATGTTGAGAGTGAGGTTGGTGCTTTGGTTCCTCGCCTTGATCGCAACCTGCGCGTTATCGATGCGAGAGAAGTTGCAGGTGCCAGTGGGCTGGTGCTCCTCGGGCTTGAGCGCGAAGGAGTAGGAGTAGACACCAGGCATGGGGGAGCCGGAGTGGTGCTGGTAGGACTGGACCTGGTTGAAGTACTTGGACTTCTGCTCCTTGAAGCGGTCCTGGCCGTTGAGGACAAGCTTGACGGTGTCAAGGGGACCAACGGTCTCCTCATCGAAAGCAGTCGCAGTAGCACCCGCGCCAGCAAGAAGCTTGGGGGCACCCTG